CTGGTCACCGCCGAGGGGCCAGCGCGGGTGTTCGCGTTGCTGCACGACGCACGACCGGTGCTGCTCAATCTGGGCGAGCCGGGCGCGATCGACATCGCGCCTTGGACCGACCGGGTGAAGCTGTTGGATGCCCGCTATGAAGGGCTCTGGGAGCTGCCGGTGATCGGCGTGGTCCCTGCCCCGGCCGCGGTGCTCGTCCGCCCCGACGGCCATGTCGCTTGGGTGGGCGACGGTAACAATGTCGGGTTGAGCGACGCGCTCGCGACCTGGTTCGGCCCGGCGGCGACAGTGTAACGCGTTGAGCGGAGGAGCGGAGTCAACCGCTCCTCCGCTCACCCGAGAAAATGAGAACAAACCGTGAAAACTTCTTGACTGCCACGAAAAAACGTGTATGTAGCAATCATCCAAATTTGCGTTTGACCGAAACGACGTCGCGCAGTTTTCTCGCAGACATTCCACCGATCCAAGACGCTCCTCCGACAACGTCCGAACGTTGCCGCGGCGGGTCGTTGCGGTGCGCCGGGCGGATAGCGATCGGGTGGAGTTCGGATGTCGGAACGGAAGCGCGTGGCGACGAGAACATCGGTCGGGGCCGCTATTCCCGTTGCGCCGGCCTCGCCCGGCCCGGCTTGCCCTGCCGAGGCTGCAGGTAGGAGTCGGCGGGCCACGGTCGAGATCACCGACGCCATGCGCGCGGATATCCGGCGCTTCGCCGAGATCGGGACGCCTTATGCGATCATCGCGCGGATCATGGGGATGAGCGTGACGACGTTGAAGCGGCGGTGCCGCGCCGAGCTGGACGCCGGTGTCGAAGTAGCCAATGCGCGGATCGCGCTGACCTTGTTCGAAACCGCGATGAACGGGAACACCACGGCGATGCTGTGGTGGGAAAAGACACGTGCGGGACGGCGCGAGGGTTCAGCGCCCGATCCGCGTGGCACGCGCACCACGGAGACGATCACGCGCGATATGTCGGCGCGTGAGGCAGCGGAGCGCTATCGGGAAGAATTGGGGTGACGACGATTTACGCGCCGCCTTCCCCGGCCTGGCCGCCGGACTATGTCGACGAACTGGCGACGCGGCAGCATCGGTTGCGGCGGCTGAAGGCGGATGCCGGGCTGCGCGCCGGGCTGGCCGAGCGGTATCGCGAGAGTCCGATCAGCTGGATTGCGCATTGGGCAGTGACGTACGACCCGCGCAAGGCAGCGAGCGACGCGCCGACGGTGATGCCATTCCTGCCCTTTCCCCGCCAGGCCGAGATGATCGCATTCCTGCACGCCAGCGTTAATGAACAGCAGAGCGGGTTGATCGAGAAGGCGCGCGACATGGGTGCGACCTGGCTGGCCTGTGCCTTTTCGGTGTGGTTGTGGCTGTATCGGCCGGGTGCGGCGATTGGCTGGGGTTCCCGCAAGGAGCAATTGGTCGACAAGATAGGCGACCCCGACAGTATTTTCGAGAAGATGCGGATCGTCATACGCCACTTGCCCAGGCTGATGCTGCCCGCCGGTTTCGACCCACGCGACGATATGCCGAGCATGAAGATCGTCAACCGTGCAAATGGCGCCACGATCACCGGCGAGTCGGGCGACAATATCGGGCGCGGCGGGCGCAAGCTGATCTATTTCAAGGACGAGAGCGCGCATTACGAGCGACCCGAGAAGATCGAGGCGGCACTGGCCGACACGACCAATGTCCAGATCGATATGAGTTCGGTCAACGGGCCGGGCAATGTCTTCCACCGGCGGCGCGAAAGCGGGATCGAATGGGCGCCGGGCGCGGCGCTCGCCAGTGATCGGGTCAATGTGTTCGTGATGGACTGGCGCGACCACCCGGCCAAGGACGCCGCCTGGTATGCCGGGCGGCGGGCCAAGGCGGCGGCGGACGGTCTGCTCCACGTCTTCGCGCAGGAAGTCGACCGCAATTACACCGCCGCGATCGAGGGGATCATCATCCCGGGCGACTGGGTGGCGAGCGCGATCGATGCCCATCTGGTGCTGGGGTTCGACGATGAGGGCGTATGGCGTGCCGCGCTGGATCCGGCCGATGAGGGCGGCGACCGGCACGCGCTGGCGATCGCCAAGGGATCGATCGTGCATTCGGTCGACGATTGGGGTGAAGGCGATGTCGGCAAGGCGACGCGACTGGCGGTCGATCGACTGCGCGGACGGACGGTGGCGCTGCAATATGACAGCATCGGCGTCGGCGCGGGGGTGAAGGCGGAAGCCAATCGATTGCGCGACGAGGTGGACGCGGATGGAAGGGCATTGCTTCCAGCCGGGATCACGTTCCGGCCATGGAATGCCGGAGCATCACCGCTCCGGCCGCGCGAGCATGTCGTGCCGGGAGATAGTGAGACGCCGGTCAATGGCGATTTCTATGCGAATTTGAAGGCGCAGGCCTGGTGGCAATTGCGGTTGCGCTTCGAGCGTACGCACAAAGCAGTGACGGCGGGCGAGGCCTATGATCCCGCCGACCTGATCAGCCTGCCGCGCGACATGCCAGGACTGGCGTCGTTGCGGAAGGAGTTGAGCCAGGCGACCCGGGCGGTGAACGGCGCTTTGAAGCTGGTGGTCGACAAGAAGCCCGAGGGCACGAGATCGCCGAACAAGGCCGACGCGCTGGTGATGGCGTTCTGGCCGGCGGAGGATGCGGTGGCGTCGGCCGGGTTTTTGGATCTGGTGCGGGCGGCGAATGCGGTGACGGTTACCAGGAAGTGATCAAGGTTCGGGATAGGGTCCGACATCCGTATTGATCTCAACCGACCGGGCGCCCTCGATGGGCTCCATTTCGCCGAGTACGATTCGCAGCGCCGCTGCGGCTTCGCCACGGCTTTGGTAGAGCCCGGACGGCGGATAGTCGTTAATCCAGTAAGGCAGGCACTCTGCGGATTCTTCGGTCAAATATTCGGTGACGAACGCCCACAGGCCATCGGCGCGGTAGCAAACGCGCCCGCGACTTTTGCCTGACCGGGCAAGGAATGTTTCGATCGCGGTGACGAACACGATAGCGGTCACGCTCGATCGTCGCCGACGACCCGAAGGCGATCGTCGTCGACCTCAATCAGGGCATTGGCCCCCGATTCCCTGATTTGGCGCAACGCCATACGGCGGCACTGCTCGTCGGTGTTGATCTGGTGTTCGACCCAGCGGCGCCATTCGGGGTCAGCCAGCGCGATCCGTTCGGCCTCCAATAGGCCGGTATCGTGTTCGGTTCGCAGGTGCTTGATGTGGTGGATCCAGCGATTGCGGTACCCCTTTTTCATTGACCGACGCCGACCGTATCGACCGTGCCCGTAGCACGGTCGACCCAAGCCATTCCGCCTCCGCCAAGGGCATCGTGAGCCGGGTCCCAGAAATGCACGATCCAATACTTGCCTCGGGCTTCCACCCGATGACGAACGGCGTGCCGCGGGTCGGCGAACGCGCTACCAAAGCGGTCGCGGAGTACCGCCTCTGCGCGCCGTGCCGCTTCAGCTTGATCGACCGAACCCGCCGTCGCGCACGCGACTGGTAGAAGCAATAGCCAGATAATGGTGAACTTCATCGCTCCAATGTGCCGTAAAAACGGCGATCCTTCCATTCATAGAACCAATTCGGCCACGTTTTGCGGGGCCGCCGAGGTGCCCGGCAAAGGAGAAACACATGCCCAAAGGCGGCGTGCAGACCAACATCACCTATAGCTGGGGCAATTCGAGCAACGCGAATGCCTGGGGTCCGTTTTCCCCCGGTTTCCCGCTCACGCCGGTCGTGCAGCAGCCGGTGCGCGGGTACGATTTCAAGCCCAATATCAACGCGACGTTGCAACCGCGCGCTTACGAGCAGACCGGCTTCCCTGCCCTGCGCGCATTCGCCAATGTCGAACTCGTGCGGCTGGCGATCGAGACGCGCAAGGACCAGGTCGAGCGGCTCGATTGGCAGATCAAGCCGGTCGACGGAGCCGCCAAGATCGCCGGCGATCCGCGCATCGCCGAGCTGACGCGGTTCTGGCGCAAGCCTGATGGCGTCACGCCGTTCGCCACCTTCATGCGGTCGAGCCTGGAGGATTTGCTGACGCTCGACGCGCCGGCCTTCGAGAAGCGCCGCAATCGCGGTGGAAAGCTGATCGCGCTGGAGATCGTGCCGGGCGACACGATCCATCCGATGGTCGACGATACCGGGCGGCGGCCACGCGGGCCGACCGACATCGCCTATCAGCAGGTGATCAAGGGTGTCGTCTGGGCGAACCTGACCAATGCCGACCTCCTCTACGCGCCGCGGAACGTGCGGCCGCATCACCTCTATGGCTTCGGGCCGGTCGAGCAGATCATCGTCACGATCAATACGATCCTGCGGCGCCAGGCGGCGCAACTGAGCTATTTCACCGAGGGTAACGTGCCGGCGGGGTTGCTCAATGCCCCCGAAGGATGGGACGCGGCAAAGATCCAGGAATTGCAGCAATGGTTCGACGACCGGATCGCCGGTAATGCCGCCGAGCAGAACAAGCTGATCTGGGGCCCGCACGGATCACAATTCACGGCGTTCAAGGCGGCGCCGATCAAGGACGAGTTCGACGAATGGCTGGCACGGATCGTCGCCTTTGCCTTCTCGCTGCCCCCTACTCCGTTCGTGCGTCAGATGAACCGGTCGACTGCGATGGAGGACCAGGAGCGCTCGCTCGAGGAAGGGCTCGAGCCGCTGCAGCTGTGGATGAAGCGGTGGATCGACGACGTTATCCAGATCGAGTTCGGTTACGCCGATCTCGAGTTCTCTTTCGTCAAGGCGACCAGCATCGACCCGCAGGTGCAATCGGAGATCGACGACCGCGACCTGCGCAATGGGTCGAAGGCGATCGACGAGGTGCGGCATGCGCGAGGAGATGACCCGCTGCCCGATGGATTGGGGGCACGGCCGATACTGTATACCGGCGCAGGCGCGGTGTTGCTGGAAGATGCAGTGGCGGGAGTGACGGCCAGACCGATTGAAGGCTGAACCGCGTTCTTGGTGACGCGGACTCCCTTAGCTGCGCCTGCCGCGGAAGATGGTCCAGCCGGCGAAGACGAACGACGCCAGCGCACCGAGCATCAGGACAAGCGCCGCAATATGATATTTCGCACGTTCGGGCGAGACACCGTTCGCCCCGAACGGCGCGGCATCGCCCTGCATCTCCAGCGAGCGGCCAATGAAATAGAGACCGGTAGCAATAGCTAGGAAGATCAACGGCTTCAGTCTCATGTCTTGCCCCCATCCCGATGTTCCGATCGCCCCCGCGATCCGAACGAAGGGAAGCCTAACGCGGCTGTGCGCAGAAGCCAAATGAGAGACGTGTCGATACTTACCCACATCCCGAAAGGACAGCCATCGCATGACGCGGTTTCGCCAATTCGGCGCGATCACCAAGGTCGAGGATCAGGAAGACGGCAGCATCAAGGTCTGGGGCATCGCCTCTTCCGAGACGCGCGACCAGCAGGGCGAGACGATCACCGCCGCGGCAATGAAGGCGGCTTTGCCCGATTACGGGCGCTTTCCCGCGCTCCGCGAGATGCACGAGCCGAGCGCCGCCGGGCGCGTGGTCGAGGCCGAGGTCGATGACCATGGCATCACGCAGATCTGCGCGCATGTCGTCGATCCGCTGGCGATCACCAAGGTGCGGGCCGGCGTCTATGCCGGATTCTCGATCGGCGGGAAGGTGCTGAAGCGCGACACCGCCGACCGCAGCGTCATCACCGCGCTGAAGCTGGTCGAGATCAGCCTGGTCGACAGCCCTTGTAACCCCGACGCCGTCATCAACATGTGGAAGGCCGATATGGAGTATGTTCCGAGTGGCGACGAGGTGGTCGCAAAGGCCCGCGAACTGGCCGAGGATGCGGGATCGCGCCGGTACAAGGACTTCCTGTTCAAGGCGCGCGAACGGCTGATCGCCGCGGCGCTGGCAAGCGATTTGGGCGACGACGAAGACGACCAAGACGATGATCGCGACCCGGATGCGGGGGCCGACGCCGATGCTCCCACCACGGATTCGGACGGCGGCAAGCCGGACGACCAGGACAAGCAACCGCCCGCCAAGCCAGGAGCCAGACCGGCGGCCGGCGAGCAGGCCCCTGCCCGTCCCGAGCCTGGTGCGCAGCCCGCAGCCAAACCGCGGCCAAAGCCGGAATCGGCCGACCCGCAAGCCGATATCGATGCCGACACGGACGATTCCGATGCGCCGCGTGATGGCGATGCACCGGCCGATACCGACGACGACGACGCACCGCCGCCCAGGTCCAAGACCAAGCCGGCGCCGGATAGCAAGGATCGAGTAAAGCGTGTCGCGACCGGCGATGCCGGCAACGACACTGATGACGCCGACGCGGATGACGCCGGGGCAGCCCAAGCCGATGCCGATCGCGTCCAGGCGGCACACGATCACCTCGTCGCGCTGGGCGCACAATGCTGCAAGGAGAATTGCGGCGACGCAGACCGGCCGCCGGCGGATGCTGCCCGCCGCCCTCGCTTGCAGGCTACGCCACCCGTTCCAGATCCCGAGGAGGAAACCGAGAAGCTGCGGCGCGGCGATGCCATGGGTGACGTCATGATGACCGATCTCGCCAAACGGTTCGGCGACACGATCACGATGCTGAACGCGACGATCGCCGACCTCACCAAGCGGCTGGAACAGGTCGAGGCTGAGCCCGCCGCGCCCAGGACCGCGGCGGGGCCGCTGCGCGCGGTAAGCAAAGTCGAGGACGCCTCCCCTAATTCCGCCAGCGGCGCGCCGGCGATCAGCGCCGATGACCTCAAGAAAGTGATCGACACCCTGCCCGAGCAGGAGCGCGGCCAGTTCCTGCTGCGCATCGCTTTGTCCAATCCGACCCTAGTTCACGCGGCCCGCGCAGCCGCTTGAACCTGTCGCCCGGGCCGTCGCGCCCGGGCCTCGCTCCTTGCGCCTATCCAAAGGACGGATAGCAATGACCAACCTGACTCCGGACGAGATCAAGAAGTCGCTCGTCACCAGCCTTTCCAATCCCGACGAGAATATTTCGCGCGCGATCATGCTGATGGCGGGCGGACGTCCCGACATGGTCGAAAAGGCGATCTCGACCGGCACTGGCCTGGTCGCTTATGACCTGCAGGCGCCGGCCAAGAACCTTTATCCGGTCAACACGCCGATCATCAAATCCCTGCCACGCGTTGGTGGCGGTGGCGGCACCGCAACCAACTGGAAGTCCGTCACCGCGCTGACCGGTTCGGGTTTCGACAACACGCCCTGGGTGCCCGAGGGCCAGCGCGCCGGGCAGATGGCCTATACCACTGCCGACCGCGCGGCGCCGTATCGCACCCTTGGCGAAGAAGACCAGGCGACGTTCGAGGCGATCTCTGCCGGCCGTACCTTCGAGGACATCAAGGCGTCGATGACGCAGCGCTTGCTGCAGAAAACGATGCTGAAGGAAGAAGCGGGGGTGATCTT